GGAGTAGATTGTTATTGACACCATCGCCCACCTATGGTATAATTAACTCTGTGCCCAGAGAAGTAACACCCACACCCTGGAGGCAACCACGTAATGGACGACTTACTTTGTCAAAGCTGTGCAGGCACCAAGTTTTCTCGTGTAAAGTCTGCCCTTCTAGCCAAAGTAGACGGTATCTATTGCCCAGTAACAGTGTGGGCATCGCGCTGTGATAACATTCAGTGCAAAACCTTAACCTTTACGGACGATCAAGAGAAGACATACAAAAAGGCAGTACAACGTGAATACAAGCGACAGCTTAAACTTAAACTTGAGCGACAACAAAAGCATAACCTCAACTCCAACCCTATCATTGATTGACGGCGACGCCTTACCCATTCGCTCTGGTTACTACCGACAACTAAGCCGCATGACCACATCCATACTGAGACAACTCAATAGAGGTAATGTACCTGAAATCACTGAGTACCATTTGAGAACCGCCCTATTTAGAAACCTTAACGACATGAGTTTTTACCGCAACAAGTTTTATCTTCCAGTAGTCGAACACTCCCAATCCCTACGAAACGAATAACCTATAATCAACTACTTAAGGACGCCGCATGAATCTTCTAGAATTAGAAAAAACACTCCAACTCCTTAATAACTATGGAGTTTCCGAATTCAAACAAGGCGACCTCCACATAGTTCTGCCCAAGCCCAAGGTTACCTTAAAAAATAAAATATCAACTATTAGCCCAGAAGAAGTGGCACTAATTCAAAAAGAAGATACCAAGTCCGTAAAAGCGGCTTTAGAAAAACAAAGACAGAAGGCAAGCGAGGATTTAGATGATATCCTTTTTGCCCATGAAGACTTCTAACCGAAGTTGCTAACCACAAACGTTTGTTTGACATACCTAACACAGAGAACACTATGGCTAAAAAACCGATTGAAGAGAAACCCGTTAACTACGACCCAAAGTCAAAAGTTGTAACGGAGTATTTAAATGAAAACGCCAACTCCGGGACTATTAAGTCACGTTGGTGGACCGAACCGACTGAAGAGCAGTATCGACACATTACCGCCGTATGCGACGGCATAGTTGAAGCTCAATCCTATCGTCAAATCCAAAACCTACGGTATGCACGTTTATATGCAAACCAAGAACTCGCTGGCTTCGGCGTTGGTCTATACGACCGGGTAGCTTCTTCAGGTCCAATAGCTAACCGAGTGAGTTATAATGTGGTTCGGGCATGTATCGACTCAGCAGCAGCAAAAATAGCAAAAATGCGCCCTAGGTTAGTTGCTTTAACTTCTGGCGGCACTTGGGACTTACAACAAAAAAGTAAAAAGCTAGCCAAGTATTTGGAAGGTACAATAGTTAATGCCAACGCTTATCAAGAAATGAGTAAGGCGTTTGTGGATGGTTGTGTATTTGGTACTGGCGTAGTAAAAGTTTTTCAAGATGGCGAAAAAATATGTACCGAACGCGTCTTCGTTAATGAAATCGTGGTTGACGACGCCGAATCCATCTACGGAATGCCAAGACAAATTCACCAACTCAAATATATTAGTCGTGATGTCCTCGCTGATATGTTTCCAGACAAAATAGATAAAATTCGTCAAGCTGCAAGCGGCATGAAGGGCGACAAATCAACCCTTACCTCTTTCTCAGCCGACATGGTTGTAGTTAGAGAGTCGTGGCACCTTCGCAGTGGCAAAAACGCTAACGACGGCAAACATGTAATCAGCATTGAAAACTGCACACTACACAGTGAGCCGTATAACAAAGACTACTTTCCATTCATCTTCATTCGCTGGTCGCAAAGACTACTAGGTTTCTTTGGATCTGGGATAGCGGAAGAACTAATCGGTATCCAGGTAGAAATCAACAAGCTATTACGTAACATCCAACAAGCACAAAACTTAGCGTGTTTGCCTCGCGTACTTATCGAGGACGGCTCAAAGGTAACCGAAGACCACATCAACAATCAGATCGGATCTATCATTCGCTACTCTGGGGTTGCCCCACAAATCGTTTCAGCGTCTGCTATGCCAGCCGAGCTTTACAACTTTTTAGAAAACCTATATAATAAAGCTTTTCAAATTACCGGCGTATCACAACTTTCTGCCTCTAGCATGAAACCAAGCGGATTAAATTCTGGTGTAGCAATCCGTGAATACCAAGACATTGAGTCTGAACGTTTCGCCCTAGTTGCCCAAGCGTACGAGGATGCTTATATTAAGCTAGGAAACATGATCATTGATCTAGCTCAGGAACTTTCTGAAATCAACCCAAAACAGAGCGTTATGGTCCCAGGATCGAACCTTGTTCATGAGATCAAGTGGAAAGATATCCAGGTTGGAAAGAACGAGTTCCTTCTTCAGCTTTATCCTGCCTCTCTTCTTCCTACTCAGCCGGCTGGAAGACTACAAAAGGTACAAGAGTTACTACAAGCTGGGATGATAAGTCAAACAACTGCAAAAGCTTTACTAGACTTCCCTGATATCGAAGACGCAATGGACAATGAGTTGGCTGCTTACAACGACATCCACTCTACCATAAGCCACATCCTAGACACAAGTGAGTATATGGCTCCTGAACCATTCCAAAATCCACAACTCTGCATTCAAATTGCTAACTCATACTACCTAAGAGCAAAGACTAAAGGTATGGAAGAAAGCAAACTTGAATTGTTGAGAAGGTTTATGGAAGATAGTGCAGCTCTGGTCCAGCTAGCTCAAACCCCTCCAGAAGCAGCAGCTCCTTTAGCTAACCCAGAGGCTCTACCAACTAGCGATTTACTTCCACAAGGATAATCAACCAAAACCTCGGCGGTCCTCTATCCCAAATATGATACCGAGGTTACTTCTTTTTGCCCAGTAATTAGTATAACATAGGTGGATTTGCCCAGTAGTAGTACGGGGTTTTTCCATCTTAACCGGGCTAACGCCCACACAAGATAAAAGGAAACCAGCTATGAGTGAATTAGCTAACCAAACCCCAGTGGCAGTAGAGGCAGAAACCTCAGCGCCAAGTGCAAACTTAGAAGCTTCGGCAGAAAAGTTAGCGCAAGAGCTCCCTAAAGTTGAGGCAGCTCCAGAGAAAAAAGAGGAAATGGATTATTCCTCACGATTTGCAGCCCTAAGTAGAAGGGAAAAGCAATTAGTTGACCGAGAAAGAAGGTTGAAAGAAATCGAGTCTAAGAATAAAACCTTAGAGTCAACCGTCCAGACTTGGGAAACTAAAAAGCAGGAGTTTAAGAAGAACCCCGACCTGATTTTTGAAGAAATTGGGATGAGTTTTGATGACTTAGTAAATTTCAATCTAGGCATCAAAGAAGAAGCTGAGAAAAAAGATTTAGACCCGAACGAATTATATAAAAAGATTATGCAAGATCTTGAGGCTGAGTTAGAGAACAAACTTAAAGCCCGTGAGGATGAAGCCCTCAAGTTACAGCAGGAAGCTGAGCAAAAACAGAATGCACAAGTTATTGAAAACTATCGAAAAGAGATAGTAGATACCATACGAAGCCAGAACGATAAGTATGAGCTAATTAATTATCAAGGTAACTACGACCTCGTATTTGATGTGATTGAACAATACTACAACGAGCACGAAGAACTCTTACCTCTCGACAAAGCTGCTGATCACGTGGAGCAGTACCTCGAAGGGTTAGTGGACGGCGCGACTAAGTTGAAGAAGTTTCAATCGAAACTAGCTCCTAAGGTGGTAACGCAGCCTGAAGAAGCTGGAAAGACAGAACCGGCACTCGATAGTAAGCCGAAAACGTTGTCAAACTCTCTAAACTCAACTGTTTCTACAACCTCAATGGTAGGTTTAGATGCGGACGAAAGTAAGAGGCGCGCGGCAGCTTTATTGCGTTGGAGTTAAAACCCACCTAGTGGTTTAAAAAACAAACAATAGTTTGGCATAGTGCTGAACTAAAACTTTTAAAGGAAAATTTTATGTCTTTAGATTTGACAAGCTTTGACGCAGCGTTAAAGCAACACTACACAAGTGACATGGTTGAGATGATGGTTTATAAGGATAATCCATTTCTTGCTCTAGTTTCTAAGTACGAAGATTTCGGTGGTAGAAACCTTCCAATCCCTTTGATCTATGGTAACCCACAAGGTCGTTCTGCTACTTTCTCAAACGCTCAAACTCGTGGTGCGGTAACTTCTTCTCAATTGCAAGACTTCGTTCTTACAAGAGTAAAAGACTATTCAATCGCTACTATTGATAACGAAACTCTTGAAGCTTCTAAAGGAAATGCAAACGCATTTATGGAAGCTGCTACTACAGAAATCGATGGAGCAATCAACAGTTTGACTCGCTCACTCGCTATCTCTTTGTTCCGTGATTCTTCAGGTGCTATCGGTCAATTGAACGCTGAACCTGCTGAAACTTCTGGTACATTCGTAATGATTCTTAAGTCAGTTGAAGATGTTACTAACTTCGAAATCGGTCAAGTACTTGTTGCTTATGCTGCTAAGTCTGGTGGATCTGCAAAAACTTCTGATGGTTCAGATGCTGACTGGGTTATCGCTGGAGTAGATAGAAGTAACGGACAACTCACTTTAACTGGTACTTACAGTGCTTCTGGTACTTTAGCTGCTAACGATTACTTATTCGTTGATGGCGATAGAGGTCTTAAGCTTTCTGGTCTTGAAGGTTGGATTCCTGCTTCTGCTCCTGCTGCAACTGCTTTCTTCGGAGTAGATCGTTCTGTTGATACTCGTCTTGGTGGATTACGTTTAGACGGTTCTTCACTTCCAATCGAAGAAGCTCTAATTGATGGTGCTTCATTGTGTGCTCGCGAAGGTGGAAAAATTGACCACTTCTTCATGAGCTACGATAAGTATGCTGAACTTGAGAAAGCTCTTGGTTCTAAAGTTCAATATATTGACCTTAACGTTAACGCTCAAGTTGGATTCCGAGGAATCGTGATCAACGGACCACGTGGACCTATCAAGTGTATCCCTGATCAAAACTGCCCAAGCGGTAGCGTATTCGGTCTTCAGTTGAACATGTGGAAACTTTACTCTCTTGGAAAAGCTGTAAGAGTAATTGATTCTGATGGTCTTCAAATGCTTCGTCAAGCTTCTGCTGACGGTGTAGAAGTTCGTTACGGGTTCTACGGTAACTTAGGTTGTAGGGCTCCAGGGTATAACATCAATATCTCTGTTTAATTCCAATTAATTAGGCGGGGGGAGAGCAATCTCCTCTTGCTTTTTTAAGTAGATAGCAGTATAATAAAGATATGAAGAAAATATGCAGTAAGTGTAAAGTTGATAAATCCTTTTGCGAGTTCTATAAAATGGCACCACACAAAACACGTGGTGTAAATTCTTTAGAACAACGAGGTGCTTATCAAGCAAAATGTAAAAGTTGTTTTAGAGAAGCAATGCAAGAGCGAAGAAAAACTCTTGGGTACCAAAAGAATGTGGATCTGAAACATAACTTTGGCATTACGTTAGTAGATTATAACAGGATGTTAGAAGAACAAGAGTTTAGGTGCAAAATTTGTTTTGTACATGAAGGTGAATTTACAAGAAAACTAGCAGTGGACCACAACCACAAGACTGGAAAAATCCGAGGTCTTTTATGTGGTCAGTGCAACACGGCGTTGGGAAAGGTAAAAGAAGACAGAAACATATTGCTTAGTATGATAAAATATATTGACGAAGATGTCTAGGCAATCCCGCCCTAGTCCGCGTCTAAACAGTGGGGATTGTTTAGCGTGTAACCACACCAGTCGAAAGACAAAGGAGTTTTATGGTAAGTAAGATAAATTAATTCGATTAAAAGGTAGATTAAAAAAACAAACCCGTGTTAGCGGATTAATAATACTAACTAAACCGAGCTTTAGCTCATTAAAAAAGGTAGGATAATTATATAGCCAACAGACTTTTTAACCAGTTCCAACAAACTCTAGAGTCAGGAATTGTTACTCTTTACGGATCAATGACTATCGGCGCTTCTGGTGCAATTAGCTCATCTTCTACTAAAGGTTTTACAATTGAAAAAACTGCTGGAGAAACAGGTCGCTACACTGTAACTCTTAACGATAAGTACAATGAACTTAAAATTTGTAACGTTGTTTGTGTTGGTCCAGCCGATGCAGCTCTTACAGATGCTTCAGGTATCATTGTTTCTTTGAGAAACGATGCAGTAGCAAGCGCCAAAACTTTTGACATCCAGTTTTCACGAAACACAACTTTAGCTGATACCAATCCCACGTCGGGAATCATTGCTAAAATTCAAATCGTATTGAAGAACTCTGGACAAACATTCTAATTAGGAGTATTTATGATGATGCTTCCTGAAAAAAAAAGCAGTGCAGCTTTAATAGTTGCAAAAATTAAGCCAGGCAAAAGCGATGAGATCAAGGAAGAAATCATGCCAGGCGAAGCACAAGATGATTACAGTTTAGCAATGGAAGATGCAGCAAAAAAAGTAATTGATGCTGTTTCAAAAAAAGATGCTAAAATGTTAGTTATGCATTTGCAAGACCTTGTTGACATGATGGGCAACAAAGAATCTGAGTGCGAAAAAGAAGATTAATCTAACTTTGGGGAGGGGAGACCCTCCTCTTTATTAGGATACCTCAATGGCTATAACATTATCTACAATGAGAGAAAGAGTTAGAGCACGCGCGGACATGAAAAACTCCACGTTTGTAGAAGACTCAGAACTCAATCAATATATTAACTCAAGTTACCAGGAGCTGTATGATATCCTCGTCCAATCGTTCGAGGACTACTACACTCTACCTCCGGTAAGTTTTACAATCGCCACTAGCTCAGACTATTACACCCTCCCCACGGACTTCTATAAACTTCGCGGAGTTGACTCATCACTAGACAACTCAAACTGGTTCACCCTAACTCCGTTTGACTTTGCAAATAGAAATACAAACAACAACAACTTAGCGTACGCACTTTCAGGCATCTACGACAGAAACTACCGCATCGTAGGTAACCGACTATATATCACCCCTACCGATTCTGCTCCAGGAAATTACCGGATATGGTACGTTCCAGTAGCTACAGTTCTTACTACAGACTCCTCAACCCTTGACGGGATCAACGGCTGGGAAGAATACATAGTAGTAGACGCGGCTCGCAAGTGTTTGGCTAAAGAAGAGAGCGACACGAGCTTTATGGTTCAGGAAAAAGAGGCGCTAAGGCAACGCATAATATCTGCGTCTCTACGCCGCGATGCGGGCATGCCAAAAAAAATAACTGACATGAACAGCTTAGACTTCTACTACAACGGTAGACGGGTGTTTTAATGTACAAAAAGTTTAAAAAACTTGAGATTCCCGACCAGCTACTGTCTCGTTTCCAAGATAACGTAGAGCAGGCTATCTCGGAACTACCCGCCACTCAAATAATCCAAGGAAGGCTGGTAACGAATGTTACACTAACCTCAGGATCTGTAAATAACGTGGAACACAAGCTTGGCAGGAAACTGTTAGGCTGGTTCCCTGTTAGAGTAAGGGCACAAGCAACGCTTTGGGACAGTCAAGATAGCAACACTAATAATGCAGATAAATTTTTAAGTTTAAACACAAGTGCAACAGTAACCGTAGATCTTTGGGTTTTTTAATATAAAGGAAAACTATGTCAACAACATACATGAATCTGGATTTGCCTACACCCAGTATTACCTTAGGTCCACAGTGGGCAGAAGACGTTAACGACGCTTTTGAGCTTATTGATGAGCACGACCACTCAACCGGTAAAGGGGTAAAAGTAAAGCCCAACGGGATGAATATAAACGACGACCTAGACATTCAAGAGCACACGCTTGAGAACGTAGAGGCGGTTGAGCTAACCTCTCTAGGGGCGACATTAACAGGCGTAGCTAACGTTTTAAAAGTTCACTCTTATAACGGCGACTTATACTTCACCAACTCCTCAGGTACAGCGGTTCAAATCACTTCTGGTGGAACGATAGTATCAAACCCAGGAAGCGCGCAACTATTTGAAACACAAGCCGTATCAACCGACATAACCATATCCCCCTCAGATACTTTCGTGTATCTTATAGTAGACACAAGCGCTGCTCGAATAATTACCCTCCCTCTTGCGTCCGGCTTGACTTCTGGTCGAATCTATGTTATAAAAGATGCTACAGGGCAAGCGGACACAAACGCAATCTCCATCGCTACTCAAGGATCTGATTTGATAGACGGAGCATCTAGTGTGAGTATGGATATGGAATACGGCACCTACTATGTAGTGTGTGACGGAGTTGATAAGTTTTACCTTAGCTAATTAGGAAATTATATGTTGCAAAAGCAATCGCTTCCGTTAAATTTCCAAGGCGGCATGGATACCAAGACCGACTCTAAACAGTTGGATTTGGGAAACATGTACGAAATTGTAAACGGAGTATACACTTCTCCAAAAAAGATTGAAAAGAGAAACGGATATAACGCCCTATCCACCTACGACTCAAATGATGACGCGCTTCCAACTTTACAGTCTCTAGCAGTATTCAATAACGGACTAGTCTCGTTTAGCGATACCGCCCTATATTCGTACTCAGAAAACACAC